GTCCTCTTACGCGGTCAGGCCGGGTTGACCGGCAATGATGAAGTCTGTTGACGGGCTGGCGGGCGTGCCCGCCTGAATGCTGTCGCTATTCGACGGGCTGGCGGGCGTGCCGCCGATGATGACATCCCCGGTCTGCTGGACGAGGCCCAGCGGCAGCGTACTCAGGTCCATCTCGGCATCGAATGACGCCATGAAATAATCAGCGCCCAGCGGCTGGATTTGAATGTCGCTGGTGTACCGGACATAGTGCGGAATGGCGATGTCCGTCGTGAAGCCCGAGAAGTTGCTGATCAAGTCGAGATAGTGCCAGTCATATCCATAGGTGTTCGCCCATGCCTGCCATGACCAGAGTTCCGACTTTGACAGGACAACCGAAAGCCTGAAGGCGTAACGCTCCTGTCGCGCCGATCTCCGCTGCCTGGTGTTGCCAGCCTCGAACGTGACCGAGGACACGCCCGAAAAGACGTTGACCTGATAGTCCGCGATCTGCGGTGAAGGCAGGTTTGAAGGATACGTTGTCACGGCACGTTCGCCAGATAGTTGTCGATCATCGACGGTGCCATTTCCGCTGTCACCGACACTTGCACGACATCATGCGCCAGCATGCTGGCCGTCACTTCGGACGTGAGCCGGATCACCGCTGGCGTTCCATCAACCCGGCCGTCGTAGAGCGTCGGAATGTCGATCTCGAACCACCCATAGCCGTTATCCGTCACCCACGCTTTCCACTGTGCCCACTCCACCAGAGACATGACAAAGGCGAGCGAGAACGTATGCGGCATCGACTTGAACACCCGCCGCTGCTGCTCATGCGTAACGTCATCCGCCCGGATGACGCCCATCGCAACGCGGGCACCGAACCCCGCGAGCGTCGGCCCCGGAAGTGTGGACGGATACGCTGTCGGCATCGTCAGGCCATGAAGCTCATTGCGCCGGTGAAGATGTCCGGTGCATAGTTGACGGCCTCCACGGTGACGGTGTTCTCGCCTGTTGGCTTGGTCGAAATCACAATGAAATCCCGCACCAGCGTCGTGGATGAACCAAAGGCAAACGAGGTGTATTCATTGTCATTGTCGTAGTTGATAGTCGTCGGAGCGGCACCAGGCAGCACGACCTTGTTGTCAAACCCGCCGCGCGTCACTGTGATCGGGTCTGTGACACTGCCATCCGGCTTGCGGAGCAGGATCTGCTTGGTGCCGCCGCTCCAGTTCAGATTGCGGTCAACCGTCAGCGTGTTGCCGGACTGCCCGATCACCAGCCCGCCCTCGCCCCACTTCGGGACATTGTGCGAGACGCCGATGCGGTCGCCCAACTGTAGGATCAGGCCCTCAAGTTCCGTGTCGAAGGTGATCCGCTTGCGCTGCGACTGGCTGCGCTGCCACGTCAGCCGGGCGTACTCTGCCGCATGCGTGGCGTTGGTGATACCGGGAACCATGAACTTGTCCGGTATCAGGGCAGTCGTCGGCCACGTCGCGTAGGATTGCCGAAAATCCTTCGGGTCGAGGTATTCAATTTCGACGCCATCCGCCGCGCCTTCCTCATCGAATGAGTAGGCCACATTCATCGAACCAGCGATGATGTTGGCGTCGGTGAACAGCATGGAGCGAACGCTCTTCACCTTGTCCTGGGCCACCGACATGACGGCACCGACAGGCAATGGCTCCGCGCCGAACGGCGTCGTGATCGTCCGCAGCGCATCCCATACCGTGATGCGCTCACGGAAAACGTGATCGAACTGGTAGCCTGACCAACTCGCCCGCAGGCTCGTCAGCGTGGCGGTGTCCAGTTCCGATCTCGGACGCGCCGCGCCGTAAACCGCATTGACATAGACATCCGCAAAGGCATCGGCCCCGCTGGTCGAGAGGGCTTCCGTGCCACCTGTGGGAGGCGGCAGGCGGCGGCTGGCCTTGACGCGGACGCGGACGGCGGCATCCGTTCCAACGCCATTGGACGCCTTGATGCGGCAGGCGATCAGCGTCACGTTGCCATAAACTGGCGTCGTCGGGTAATCGAGCATCAACTTGAGCCCGGTCCAGACGATCTGCGATTGCCCCTTTTGCGGCCGCGTCGGGTTTGTCGTGCGAAGAACCCTCACCGCCCACCGAGCCGACTTCGACGCCGTGATGGTGAACGTGCGCCGGACAGGCGATGTCAGCACGATGTTGTCATTCGTGCCCGGTGCGCTGGTGCTCAGTGTCACGACTTGCGTGAACGTCGAGCCGATCTGGTTGTCATCGTCATCCAGTTCCACCCATGAAACCGTGATGTTGACGCTGTAAGACCTGACATCGCCGGGATCGGTCGTGACGAAATACAGGCCGTTCGGGCATACGAAATCGACCTGGAAGACGCGGCCCTTCTGTCCCGGCTTGCATGTCGCAACGAACCCGTGCTGATCGTTGGCCTTGGCGAGTTCCTGGTTCGCCACCTCAACCGAGGTGACGACGTTTTCATAGAACCCCGCGCCCATGGCAGCGGCAATCGTGCCCATGGTCGAATTGTGCTGCGCGGGCTTGAAGACCTGATAGCTCACGATGCCGGCCGGCAGCGTCGTGACATCGGTATCCCCGACGAAAACATCCGTCACGTCCACGTTGCCTTGGCCCACGCACATGATGATGTCGAGATACTGGATGCCGTTCAGCGGTTCGGCTGCTGACGACTGGTTCCACGAGAACCATGTGTAAGGCTGGCTCACGTAGTCCGGCGAGGTCAGCACCGTGCCATAGACAACCGGGATGGGCTCGCCCACCTTGGCCGCGTTCTGGTCCGTGGAAATGTCATAGACCGAGCGGCGCTCGCCCTTCATCCCGCCGGACGTTTCCTTTGGCCGGAAGAAGAAATAGTTGACGGCAAAGGAGATCGCGGCCAGCGCCGCCGAGATGGCGAAGCTGATGGCGATGGAGGCCAGCGAAATCGGTTCCGCCGGCATCAGCGCAATCACGACCACATCATCTGCCGCGACCGCATAGTCCAGATCGTCAATGTCCTTTTCCACGCCGTTGACGTGGAAGCGGATCGGCATGCCGAAGCCCGTCGGATGGTGCTCCTGCAACCAGTCGATCACCCGCGTCCCAGCGGCGATCTCAAACATCTCCCGCGTGTGCGGCGCAAGCGGATTCCGAAGCAGGACTAGGGCTGCCATCGGTAGAACTCCGTTCGCGGGTAGAGGGTCACAAAGCGCGGGATCGGGTGCCATGCGGACCCGAATGCTTTCGAGGCATGCAGGACGCCGCCCTGATAGACGACGCCGACATGGTGCGGCCGATGGTTCGAGCCGACGACGGCAACATCAAAATCCGCCGGATCGGCCACCAGGACAGACCTTCCCCCGGCCACCTCCCCCGCCAGCGCGGCAGAGATGGCGCGTGAGGCCGATTGCGGGCCAGATGCGTCCGCGTACCAGTCCGGCAGGTCAATGCCCCTGACGGCCCGCAGGACGGCCGCGACGAGGCCATAGCAGTCGAAGGCATCCGGGCCGCGCGCCCCTTCTTGGTACGGCAGGCCGACGAAATCATTGATGTTCATCGCCGCAAGCCCGGAAACTGTGTGTACTGGTAGAAATTAAAAGGGAACGCCCGGTTGAGAACGTCCGTCCTGGTCGCGGTTGCCGACACTGCATCCGCCGTCACGCTAATCCCGGTGATGATCAGCGCAAGGGGCGGCGTGTTCTGCGGAGAGGTCGAGGGCGTATCGAGGTAAACCCGATATGTGCATTTGATCGGTTCCGAAGGCTTGGCAATCGCAGCCTCTAGCGGGTCCACCAGGTCACGCCCGATGTTCGCCAGCGTCAGGGCCATGTCCTGCTGTCCCTTGCCGTCCAGCGTCGGGAGCACGATGCGAAACGGCATCGGCGCAAAGGTGACGAGCTGGCCGCTTTCGAGCAGGAAGTCCCACGGCTGGTTATCGTTCGTGAGATAGTAGGGCTGCGAGAACAGCGAGTGCGTGAAGGCAAGTGTCTCAATGTAACGCTGGGTGGCGGGTGCCGACGCATAGATTTCCTTGAGGGCTGCACTAATGGGCATCAGCGGCCCGCCCTTCTCAGCCCATAGCCGCGCGCCATGGCCTCATCAATCTTGTTCCCACCGCGCGAGAGGGCATTGGCAAGCACCTCCTGCACGATCTCGATGTTCAATCCGCCATCAGCGCCGCGGCTGGTGTTCACCCGCGCGGGCGTGTTGTTGATGACGGTCACGTTCATCTGGCCGCCGCCCATCTTGTCCAGCGAGGAGGACCGGGGAACAGAAGACATCGGCGTGATTTTGGCTGGCCCGTGGATGATCTCCGGGCCAGCTTCGCCAGCAATGCCCCATTGTCCAGCACCCAACGTGCCGCCCTTGGCAAATAGCCCACCGAAGACCATGCCGCCCATGTTAAAGCCAGCACCGCCGCCGCCTCCGAGCATGCTCATCAGCAGCCGGAACCCAGCACTGATCGCCAGCTGCGCAGCCATGTCGGCCATGGTCTGGATGATGCTCTGCGCCATCGAGGCGAAGGCATCCTTCACGCTCGTCGTGCCAGTGATCAGGCCCGATATGGCACTGCCGACACTGCTCTTGATCGTGTCACCGATCTGGAACAGGCTATCGGAAAACGCGCCGGCGCCCCATTGCGCATCCTGGAACGTTGCCTGAAGGGACTGCACAGCTTTTCCAGTGCCATAGATGTCGTCAATCGTGCTCTGCCGTTCCTTCTGGCTCTTGCTCAATGCGAGCGCCGGCATCTCGATGCCGCTGAGATTGTTCAGATATTTTGTCATGTTCGCCAGATCGTCCGAAAGCGCCGACAGGTCGAAACCGAAACTTTCGGCCATCTTCCCGCCAGCGTCCGCGATCATCGGGAACACTTCCTTGACCTTGGTCCACATCATGTCGATGCCGGACTTGAGCCGATCGACCGAGTCAGTGGCGTAGGCAATGCCCGCGGCCAGCGCGAGGAAGATCAGCAGATTGGCGCGGCTGATCGCATTGAAGGCAGTCATGATTATGCCGGTCTGGCGCACTGTCTTGGCGAAGAAATAGAACCCGGCCGCAAGCGCCATGACCTGCTTTGCTGCTACGATCATCGCCATGCTGGCGAGCAGCCGCCCGAAGATCTCCGCATTGTCGTAGGCAAAGGCAATCGCGCGGCCGATGCCCTCGAAGGTTCGCGCCATGACATTGATGGCGCCCCCCATGAACCTGCCGATCGACGTGGCGATGCCGTCAGTGCTGAGGATCATCGCGCCCATGCGGTTGGCGAAATTGATCAGCGCCTCGTTGAGGCCGCTTTGGCCTACCTTCTGGGCGAAACCGAACCAGGCGATCCCGAGGTTGTCGATCGCAGTCTTCACCGGCAGGGTCTGCTTCGCAACCTCCACGAATGACCGCATCATGCCTTCGAGGAACTGGCCGGAGACGAACCCGGCCATCAGGAACTTGAGTGACTGCACGCTCTTCTGGATGCTCGAGACGTTCTTCTGCACCGACGCAAAGGCGGCCGCAGTCTTGTTCGTCGCCGTTATGTCGATGCCGAGACGTGCCTTGGTGCTCATGTCACTTGTCCCTGGCCAGAATCCGCAAATATGCAAACCATCCGCGGAGCTCCTCGATGCTCAACTCTTCAATCTCGGCAACTGTCTTGTGTAGCCGATCCGCCAGCATGTAGAGCGCCATCGCCAGCGGATCGGCTCTCAGTTTTTTTCGTCTTCCGCCCGCTTTTGCGGACCGCCGTCGAGGTTCGCATCAGTCATGATCTGATTGGCGATCCGCGCCACGACGGCCGGGTCAACGGCCAGCATCAGATCCTTGTATTCGGCCTTGGTCCAGATCCTCTCGCCGGTGTCATCAGTGGCACATGCCACCACCAGGCGCGCCTGCATCTCGATGGGATCTCCCTGGGATTCCGAGTTCACCTGCTTCATCGTGGCGAGGTTCGGCGTCTTGTAGAAGATCGTGGCGCCCCACTCGGGCACCTCGATCCTGTGCGTCTCGCGGTTGGCGAACTGCGCCCGGGCGCGCTCCTTGATCTGCTGACGGAAATCCATGATTACACCGTCGATAGCGTCAACGGTCCGCTACCCATGAAGTTGAAGCTGCGCCTGATGGTGCTTCCATCCATCGGCGTGGTGATGGTGACCTCAGTGATGCTGGCGGTACCGGTCCAGTACTTGTCGCCGCTGGTGTTGCCCTCTGGGTGCAGGTTCAGGGTTACCGACGCACCAACGACGAGCGCTTCCTGGCCGTTGGTGTCGCCCTCATCCCAATGGCAGGTGAGAGAGCCGCTCCATTCCTTGATGCCTGAGCCGGCGATGTGCGTCTTCCACGCGTCGCCTATCGACGTGTCATCGACCGGCGTGACCGATTGCGTGAACTCAAACTCCGTAACCTCGGCGACGGTGTTGCTGCCCACCCTCACCAGGCCTTCATTACCCCAATGGGTGCCCATCAGCTGCTCCTGTTCATGTGTTAAGTTCCGGGTTTTCGCTTCGCGTCCGATAATTGACGCGGAACGTCGTCACGATATGCCCCGTCCCCGCTTCGTCGGGTGATTGCGGAGGCCTCATCCCAATCTCCGTCCTCACGAGATTGCCCGCTCTCGCAAGACTTCGCAGACCGCTGGACGGATCGCTGAACGCTGTTCCAAGGCGGGTTTCGATGATGACCGCAAGCCGGTCGAGCGCGGCCTCCAGTTCGTCGTTGTCCTGAGCCACGCCCTCGACGACGAGATCGAGATCTCGCGCCAGGAAGCGCGGACCCGACATGGTTTCAACGGCTGCATCTTCTGCCAGCGTGTAGACCAGCAAAGCCGGTAGCTGATCGGCCTGCAGGGGCATGCGCCGCATGGGGTACACGCGCATCTTGTTGGGGGCCGTGCCGCGCAGGACCGCAACAACTGCGTCCCGGATGCGAGTGCGCACGTGCTCCGCCATTTCAGACTTTCCTCAACAGCAGGACGACCATGCCGGTGCCATCCGGCTGCGGTTCAACCACCATCCAGCGCTCGCCATCGATCGTCAGCCAGTCGCCTTGCAGAGCACGTTGAAATGGCAGCTGCGCAAGGTCGTCAGCGCGGCACGTGAAAGACACGGCAAAGCCCGTAACCGCGGCGTCGCCCGCCTCGATCGCCAGGTGCTGACGGTCAAAAATGCCGGGGATCGTGACCTCGAGCGCGTCGTTCTGCGAGTAGGCCGCCTGCATGCCGAAGTCATCCACCGAGACGAACGTCAGGCGGTCAGCGGGGGACTCGATGGGCATCTCAGGCCGTGGCCTTTGCGGACTTCTTCATCCTGACCGGCGTGTCCGCCGGCGCGCCAAGGCTATCCATTTCGGCGCGGGATAGACCGTCGGTCTTGATCGCAAACGACTCTCCACGCTTAAACTCGACGATGCCCAGAACCTCGTAGACGTCCTGATCGCCCGTGGCGCGAAGGTTATGAGCACGAGGCTGCGCTTGTGCCGGATCGAGACCTATGACGACTCCGGGATAGACGCGGAATGGGCCGGATTTCACGATGACTTTGTTCACTTGGGTTTCCCTCGTTTCAAACAAACCGGGGACGGGCAGATAGCGCCGTCCCCGGATTCTCAGGCTTGTGATCCGGTTTCTCAGGCTTGTGATCAGATCATCGTTACGTAGCAGGCGCGCTGCCAGTAGCCGTAGCCGACGCCGCGCCAGGCATCGATGCCGAACTGCCATGCGTCGTGGTCGAACTCGAACTCGGACCCTTCGGCCTTCGCCTTGAGCTCCACCTCCTGTTCCGTCTGCCGGATGAACGCCTTGATCGGGCTGTCAGTGCGGAACACGGCGAAGCTGTCGGTCCACGTCAGGCGCACCAGCGGCTCGATCTTGATCGAGAAGTTCGCCAGAAGGTTCGGGTTCATGTTCTGCTGAACGGCGGCCTGCACCAGCGGCGAGATGGCCGCCTGAGCTACCGGATAGAGCGAGATCGGAACCACGACCGTGAAGCTGCGGGCGTCCTCGTTCATCGGTTCGCCGCGGTCGTCCTTGAAGCCGACAATCTGAGTGATGCCCTTCAGGATGGCCGCTTGCATTTCTTCGATGCTCGGCGCAGTGGTTGAACCATGAACGACCGCCGGCACCTCGGAAATATCACAGGTGATATCGTTGTCCTGGGTACCGCTGTCGCCTTCCGAGTGATCGGTGTCGAAGAAGTACTGGCCGTCGTAGCACACCGTCGACGGCGCGTTCATGATCAGCGTCGACATAAGCGATGCCCAATGGGACTGACCGCGATCAGCGAAGTCCGCCATGCGAGCCTGAAGCTGGGGCGTCTTGTCCCGACGGGCGTCCTTCTTGGACACCTCGATCGTTGCCTCATAGTGCTTGTTGACGACGGTGACGCCCTGGCCGGTAAAT